AAATTCAAACACTAAACAAAGTAATTATAGGAGTGTGCCATAAATTGCCCTATCAATTTAATCATTTCAATTAAACCCTAATTAAACTTGTGAGCTGAACACATAGGCAAACAAGATAAGATATGTTGGTGATATTAAAGAATGATTAATGTAAGTAAATACTTGTGATTGGCGTTAGAAGTAGGTAGGGCAAAGATTTTAATTAAGGGAGCAATATGAACAAACAAATAATAAAAGAAATAGAAAAGAGATTGGAAAAAGGGAAAAGAGAATATGCGGATCAACTAGATCCAGATGATGGTAGGGATTGGATAAAAGAATCTGTTGAGGAGATGTTAGATTGTTGTGTATATCTAGCAGCAGAATTATTAAGAATAAAAAATAAAAGGGAGAGTAAGTCATGAGATATTATTGGGAAGCCTTATTTAGCGTAGAGTATTTTCCTTATTGGGAATTTACTATGCTCATGGTGTTATTATTAAATCTAAGTATGTTATGGAGATTGCATCGAATTGAAAAAGATATAGATAACAATAATAGATTACTTTATGTTATTTTAGATGAGGTAGAAAAATGATGATCCTAGATATATCAGAATATTTATTAAATGGATTGCTGTTTTTAATGGTGGTTCATTATATAATGTTTTTAATTAATCGGTACTTAAAACCATAAGGATAAACTATGCAACCACATACCGAACCTTGTCCAATGTGCGGAAAGAATGAGGATGAGTATGAAAGAAAGAGAGAAGAAAGGGAAATAAAAAAGAAAGAAATGATAGCATTTATTGTTGGAAGGAGATCAGTTACTCTTTTTAGTAGAAGAGAAAATGAAATATTTGATGCAATATATTATCTAGGAATAAGAGACTTACAGCAAGTTGCGGATAACTATGGAATAACATACCAAGCTGTACAGAATTATCATGATAGAGCTATTGATAAATTAATTGATCTTGATTTTGAATTATGAAAATAATTAGTTTAGGAATGGGAGTGCAATCTACTGCTTTATATTTTTTAAGTAGTGTTAAAATGATAGAAAGAGCAGACCATGCTATTTTTGCTGATCCCGGTGCGGAGTTACCTAGAACTTATGAAATGTTGGAAATGTTACAAGAATGGGCAAAGTATAACGATGGCATTCCTATTCATGTTGTTAATGAAAGAAACCTTTTGCAAGATGTATTGAAAAAACAAAATTCACAAGGTGCAAGATGGGCATCAATACCAGCATTTAGTGAAAGTGGTGGAATGGTTAGAAGGCAATGTACAGGGGAGTATAAGATACAGCCTGTAATTAAAAAAACTAGAGAACTTCATGGATTAAAACCAAGACAAAGGATGCCAAAAACAGAAATGTGGTTAGGGATTACATTAGATGAAATACAAAGAATGAAAGAAAGCCAATTACCAAGAATTGATTATGTATATCCATTGATAGATCAAAGAATGAGCAGAGGAGATTGTTTAAAGGTTTTTAAAAGATTTAATTTTCCAATACCTCCAAAATCATCATGCACCTTTTGTCCTTATCATTCAGATAAAAATTGGAAAGAAATAAAAGATAATTATCCAGAAGAATGGCAACAATGTATAGAAGTAGATAATGCAATAAGGGATTCATCTAAAAGAGGATTAAAAGATAAAATGTATTTACATAGATCATTAATACCATTAGAAAGAATAGAATTTGCAGATCAACAAGAATTGTTTATGTGTGAAGAAGGATTTTGTGGATTATAAAAATTTTGTAGAATAACAAATGTAATAAAAACAAATACATACAAAGCGTTTTTTCATATTTTTGTTTGTATTATTATGTATTAGTAGAGGTATGATTTAACCTCACTCGCTGAAAAAGATGATATTTATGAGGGCGATAGACAGGAATAAATCGCAGTTGTCCGGGCAACTAACAAAAAAATATGACAGTAGAATACTACAAACCAAATCAATTAATAATGGCCGAGTATAACCCTCGCCAACTTACCAAAGATCAGCATTCTCAATTAAAAGATTCGATCAAAAGATTTGGCTTAGTTGATCCTCTTATTGTAAATAAAAACAAAGAAAGAAAAAACATTCTGGTCGGTGGTCATCAAAGGTTAAGGATCGCAAAAGAATTAGGGATAAATAAGATTCCATGCGTTGAAGTTGATTTAAATATAGACCAAGAAAAAGAACTAAACATCAGACTCAATAAGAATGTAGGTGAATGGGATTACGATTCATTAGCAAACTACTTTGATGTAGGTGAGCTAATGGATTGGGGATTTACAGATGATGAGTTACAATTTTATGAAGAAGAACCAGAACAAGGTTTGATTGAAGATGATGAGATTCCAGAAGTAGAAGAAGCTATAACAAAGCAAGGCGATTTATGGATATTGGGAGATCATAGGTTATTATGTGGGGATGCAACTAAGAAAGAAGATGTTGATATATTGATGGATGGAAAGAAAGCTGATATGGTATTTACTGATCCTCCTTATGGAATAAATTTAGATACTGATTTTAGTTCTATGATAAATAAACTTGAATTTGCAAAAGAAAAAAATGTTAAATCGGGAAAAAAATATAAAAAAGTTATTGGTGATGATTCAAATTTTAACCCTCTATTTTTTTTAAATTATTTTGATTATTGTAAAGAACAATTTTGGTGGGGAGGAGACTACTATGCTGAATATCTACCTAAAGGAGGTTCATGGATTGTTTGGGATAAAAGATTAGATAATAGTGCAGATAAAATGTATGGAAGTTGCTTTGAGTTATGTTGGAGTAAGACAAAGCACAAAAGAGACATTGCTAGAGTTAAATGGGCTAGTATATTTGGAACAGAAAAAGAATTTGACCATAAAAGACATCATCCTACACAAAAGCCAATAAATCTACCTTTATGGTTCTTTGATAAATATAAAGGTAATAATGTTGTTGATCTTTTTCTTGGTTCTGGATCAACCTTAATAGCCTGTGAAAAAACTAATCGTAAATGTTATGGCATGGAACTTGATCCACATTACTGTGATGTAATAGTAAAAAGATGGGAAGAGTTTACAGGAAAGAAAGCAAAAAGAGTTGAGCGTGTCGAAGGTTGATAAACAACAGAAAAACAACTTAGGCGGAGTTACAGGTAAAGGATGGAAACCCGGTCAATCTGGCAATCCAAAAGGCAGACCAAAGAAAGGTGAAGCATGGGCAGATGTAGCCAATGACTTGCTTGATTCTAGCGAGATTAATATAAAGATGAAAATGACAGATGGAAGCATAAAAAGATTAAACATTGAAGCGGATAAATCATTTCGCCATGCAGTAATTATAGGACAAATAAAACAGGCTATGGATGGGAATGTACAGGCAGCCAAAGAGTTAGCAGATAGAACAGAAGGAAGAAGCAAAGAGCATAGGGAGTTGAGTTTTAAAACCGAACCAATACAAATATTAAGCATTGATTAATGGCAACACTATCAGCATCAGTAAAAAGAAGATTAACAGCATTAGCAAGGAAGAACAAAATTAGACCTACATCATTATTCAAAGTATATCGCAGAGGATTAGGTGCAGCTGTAGGTTCTGGAACAAGACCGGGACAAACACCATCAAGCTGGGCAAGTGCTAGAGTTAATTCATTTATTAAGATTGCAAAAGGTAGGAAAGCAATCAAGCATGATCCAGACCTAGCAAGGATGGAAAGGAAAAGAAGAAGATGAAGATTCGCAAGGTTGCAAAAGATAAAAGATTTAAAAGTGTACCAAAGAAATATCTCTCTGGCGTTAAAGGGGGCAAACGATCCCAGAGAGGTAGAGACTTGGCAAGAATGCAGAGGTTATATAAAGCTGGAAAGAAAGTCCCTAAAAGTTTGATGAAAAGAGTATTTGGTTAATTGGAACATAGATCAGAAAAGAAGAGAAATTGTCAAGCACCCAGCAAAAAGAAAAGTTCTGGTGGCTGGAAGAAGATTCGGAAAGTCTCATCTTTCGTTAATATGGTTACTGTCAAGAGGATTAGAAGAGAACGAGAGGCGTTGGATAGTGACCCCAAATTATCGCCAAGGTCGCAATACGACTTGGAAGCTAATGAGGCAAATGTTTAGAGAATATGATTGTAAGATTAATGAAACAGATTTATCGGTCAAAATGCCTAATGGTTCAGAGGTTGCAATTCGTGGAGCAGAGAATGAAAACTCATTGCGAGGCGTTGGTTTGACAATGGTAGTAATGGAAGAATATAGTTATATCAAACCTCATGTATGGGATGAAATAATCTATCCTACACTAACAACAACAGATGGAGATGCTTTCTTTATTGGTACACCTAATGGATATGATCACTTATATGATGCTTATCTTAGAGGCCAAAGCAATGATCCAGATTGGAAGTCATGGCAGTATACAACTGTAGATGGTGGATATGTACCAGAAGAAGAGATCAAGAAGGCGAAGTCAATGATGGATGAAAGAGCTTTTAAAACAGAGTTCTTAGCATCATTTGAAACAACAGGAAACCGAGCAGCTTATAACTTTGATAGAACAACTCATGTAAGAAAAGCAGAACAATTATCAAGCAGTTTATTCTGGGGAATGGATTTCAATGTTGATTATATGAGTGCAGTTTTAGGATGTGAGTATTCAAATGGTACAATACATTACTTTGATGAGATAAGGCAAACCAATAGCAATACTGAAGAGATGGCCAAAGCAATGATGAAGATAGCTCCTAATGTTCCTGTATACCCGGATGCAGCCGGATCAGCCAGATCAACAACTAGCAACAGATCAGATCATTCAATATTGAAAGAGTTTAGATTTCAAGTTATATCAAAGAAAGCAAATCCTCCAATCATAGATAGATTGAATGCTTTGAATCGTATGTTGAAAGATGCTAATGATAAAGTAAGAATGACAGTTGACCCGAAGTGCATTCATTTAATTAAAGATTTAGAACAAGTGCAACGATCAAGAGATGGAAAAATTGATAAGACTAACATAGCATTAACTCATATGTTTGATGCCTGTTCTTATTACATCGCTTATAAATATCCAATCGTTAATCGTATGCCTGTAAGTATAGAGTGGTAGATATGGAATTTCATGATAAAATAACAATCCCTAATCTTGGAAAAATGGCAGTTATGGATTCAGTTAGACAGGCTGAAGATATGGTGTTAGAAGATGAGTTTGCAAAGAAACAAACAGCTTTAGATTTTTACTATAATAGAAATATTGATTCTCATATTGATCCCTTCTTTCCCGGTCATACTCTTTCGCAGATTCCTGTAACCTTTTTACGAATCTTACCAAGGTTTGCAAGGGCTAGAATGATGCTTTATAAAGTACCTCCTAGAAGATTTATCAATGGAGAGATGGCTGATGAATATATGGAGTTTACTTATCATCTAGATTCAACTCTAAGAACAGCAAGTGAATTAGCATGGACTTTAGGAATGATCCATGTAAGAAGTAAATGGAACGAAAGAAAACAACGAATAGAATACGACATCTTGCCAAATGTAAAAGAATATTATTATGAAGGGGAGACAATACCATTTGGATATTCTTATGAGATCGGTAAGGATGCACAAGGCAACAGGCAATTTTATTTCTTTAGTGAAGAGCGAGATGGCGAACCGGGATTGCATTTCATGTTTACATCTGATGAGAAGATCAAAGCAATTGAGGGAAATCCAGAGATGATAAACATCTATGGAGTTAATCCAATATCTCGAATTATGTTTCCTTACAATGCTAGTGATGTGGTACGCTGTGCAGTTAATTGTTCAATAGCATTTACAGAAGTTATGTTAGCAATAAGGTATCAAACCGGATCTCCTGTTATGACCGGGATAGATACAGAGATACCTAATATTAAGTTTGGAATAGATCGTCTGATTTCTTTACCAAGCGATGCTTCTCTATCCTATATTGCTCCTCCTTCGAATATACCAGCCATGATTCAAGGAATAAAAGAGTATTTAACGATTACCGCTCAAAATCACTCCTTAAGTATAAACTTCGCACAAGGAACGACTCCTCCTTCTGGTATCGCATTAAAGATTATGAACCTAGAAAATGAGGAAGCTAGAGAGGCCGATATTCCTTTGTTTAAAGAGTTTGAAGAGATGAGATATGAGATAGATCGCAAGATATTAGAAGTACATACCGGTAGAGTGTTCGATGAGTCTTATGCAGTAGACTTTGAAGAAAGCAAGATGCCTCTAGAATGGCCACAAGAGAAGGACAAACTCCAATTCATGTTAGATAATGGTCTTATGACTAAAAGAGATTTATACAAATTTTTCAATCCAGATATTACAGAGGATGAGCTAGAAAGTAAGTTTGAAGAGATTGATGAGGAAAGATTGGTTGAAGAGGTAGCAGAACAACCTCAACAACCTCAAAGCATATTAGATGGATTGTTAGGTGAGTAGTTTCGTAGACAAATATTACGATGATCTAGCAGCCATCAAAACAGAATTGGTTGCAAAGGTAAACAGATTATTGCCTAGACTAGAGTCATTAACAGATAGCCAACTCATTGAACTATCAAGATCATTGGATTTCTTTGAAGAGGCCAAGCGTTTGGGATATGATAAGATCGCAAAAGACTTTGAAAATGGTTTGAATAAAGAAGTAGCAGATACATTAAAAAAAGCTGGTACGTTTGGAGTTGAGGTTGGTGCTGTCAATCTTGAATCATTGCAATTAATTATGGATTTAGAATTGGATTCTTTGGTATCTGAAAATAGGGAGCTATCCAAACAGTTAAAGAAAGAAGTATTTAGGGGATTATTAACAGGCGAATCAATCAATGAAATAGCAACAAGAGTTGAAACAGAGTTTTCTGGTAATGCTAGGATCGCTCAATCAAGAGTTGCAACAGGGGATGCGGTAAGTAAACTGTTTAGGACCACAACACAAAAAGCCTTTGAAGGTGATGAAGAACAAAGATTTAGATATGTTGGTCCGAATGATAACAAGACTAGAGAGATATGTAAAGAGGTTCTAGGTAATTCTCAAAACAATAAAGGTTTTACTTTTGCAGAGATAGAGAAGCTTCCGGTGACATTTACCGAAGGAGGAAAGTATAATTGTAGACATGAGTTTGTTCCTGTATGAAGTTAGATAGAGCATTGAATTTTACTCCACAACTTTGGAATCAAGTAGGTTTATTTGTTAGAGGTGCGATAAAAGAAGATGCCTTAAAAGGTATTATGCAAGATGACAAGAGGCCAAGATATAAGCAAACCAAATACAAAGCATATAAAAAGAATGATATGCGAAAGTTTGGAATCGGTGAAGAAAAGAAAGGAAAGGGAGATAGGTTAAAAGGATTTGAAGGTAGATCAATCAATACAGATACTTCAAAAGTAAATCTACATCTTACCGGGGATATGTTTAAGCAAATACAAGTAAAACCTACCTCTAATTCGGCCAGAATTACCTTTTTACAAGGAGAAAAAGTTTTAGGCAATAAGAAACATGGCTACAATGTTTTTGGCCTTAGAAACAAGAACAGAAAAGAAGCATTGAATTTTTTAGATAGACAAGTAGAAAAGACTTTGAAAAAAGAAACAAGTAAGCCTATCAACTTAAAGATAGGAAAACGATAACTCAGCATGAGGTTAAAATGAACGAAGAAAGTCAAGTTCAAGACGTAAAAGAACAAACTCCAGAGCAAGAGGTAAAAGAAGCTCCCATCAATGAAGTTCCTTATTCTCGCTTTAAGGAAGTAATAGATGATAAAAATACATTAAAAGCTGAACTCGATAGCTTGAAACATCAAGTGTTGAAGGATGCAGAAGATAGAAAACTAAAAGAGATGGAAGCAAAAGGTGAATATGAATCTGCTTTGAATATGGTTAGAGATGACCTTGGTAGGAAAGATTCACAAATTGCAGAGATGAAATCTCAATTAGAAGTTTATCAGTTACAGGAGCAGACCAAAAGAGAGATGCTTCTGGATAAGTTAAGCGATGATGACAAGGCTATATATGGCTCTTTGGATAATAACGCCTTAGAAGCTCATATACAGCGATTAAACAAACAATCAGTTCCATCAGTAGGCAATGCTCAACCAGCAGAAACCCAAGGATATAAAAGCCTTGTAGATGCTGCTAGAGATTTTCAAAAGGGGAAAATAGATGAAGGAATCTACAATCGGATTAAATCAGCGTTCCGGGCGAACCAAGCCTAGAAAGGCTAATAATTGTTCAGATTTTGTTGATCCTACAAGCGGAAGAGTTACAACTCAAACCACTAGGGAGGGAGAAATGAAATATCAATTAGATGGCCAAGATGTATCCTTTGAAGATGGCTTTTCTTTATCAGTAGGTAGAGATAAGACTCCTTCTGCGATTCGATCATCCTTTTCTCATATTAGCCAAGAAAGATGGGATAAAATATTTAATAGGAGTTAGATATGGCTGCCGGAGATAGCAGTAATTACGCTGGATCGTTGCAAGAGGTTTTAGCCGATGCAATGGTTCACTTTTCAAAAGCAAATGTCTGCCTTCCTCTTGTAATGGTAGAGTCAAGAGATAAAGCAGACACAGTAACCTTTCCAGTTTACAACTTGGGATCAAACACAGTAACAAGTTCAGACGTTGCTTCACATTCAGAAAGTGATACAAGTGAAATAGGTGCAACACAGTTAGATTCTGTTAAAAAAACAGTTACTTTGGATATGTTCAGTATAAGAGTGCCTGTACATGATGAAGCTGTTTTATCAAATGCAAATGATATTACAGGAATAGCTGGTGAGCTAGTTGGTAATGCAGTAGCAGCGAAGGTCGATTCGTTGATTGTTGCAAACTTTGATAACTTTAGTGGAACAGCAAATGATACAACAAATGGAATATCTGTTGATGATTTGTTTTCTGCTTTAGGTCAATTACAAGCAAATGCGGCCCCGGCTCCATATTCGATGGTTCACAACCCCAGAGCAATCTATGGGTCGCTAGGTTTATCAAATGATCTAGTAACATCAAATCAGTTTGGAGGTTCTCCTTCATCCCAAGATGATATGCTCAGAACAGGATTCATTGGAACATTGGCTGGAATGGATATTTTCACATCTCCAGAAATATCAATCTCTTCCAATAATGCAATCGGTGCTGTCTTTTCAAAGATGGCTATCGGGTTTGCTCATGCTGGTGAGTTGATGAGGATGGAAGTAGAAAGAGATGCAAAAAAGCTCAAGACCGATTATATCGGATCAATTTTCTGCGGATCAGTTGAGTTAGCTGATACCTATGGAATCGAGCTACAGCATAAGGTTACTTGATAACTAAATAAAAAAGGCGATGGGGGGCGTTTTGCTCCCCTAGCCAATAGAAGATATGGCACTAAGTAATAATACAATATTAAAGGAATATTTTGCAGACCTAGCTGGAATTGATGCTTCCACAAGATCATTTAATGGATGCCTTAGAGCTGGTTTAGAGGCTGCTGGATATACAGGATCAATTTCAACTGCTCTTAGAGCTTGGGCAAATGCAACAGCCGGAACTACAAATGCCTCTGTTAATTCAGCTTTGAAGTTAGCTTTTGCATCAGCAGTAGGATCAACTCAATCATCTCTTTCTGGATTGGTTGGAGATTTTGCTGGAGATACTGCTAATTGGGAGGCATCTCTACAAGCGTGGAATAGTGAAGTAAGAAAATGGAATCTAATAGATAACCCCTAGAAGTAGACTAGGAAATTATAATCATGGAAAGGATTAAGATATGGCAACATTAACCGGTGTAAGTATATCTAGTAGTTATACATCACTTTTAAAACTAGATGGAAATACAGACTCAACTGCTGCTGGTAATGGCAGTAATGCAATACAAGTAAAAACAGGAGACAACGAAGCAACTCCATTATTTTTAAATACAGATCGAGTTGGAATAGGTGGTCAACCTTCAGAGGTTTTACATATTACATCAAGTGAAGCCTCTGCTACGCCTGTTTTTTTAATTGAAAATACAAATGCTAATAATTTACCGGGGCAAATAAATTTTTATAAAAACACTTCTGATGAAGCTGATGATGATTTTCTTGGTCAAATAGACTTTGAGGGTAATGATAGCAGTGCAAATAGAACTGTATTTGGAAGAATGAACTCAAAATCAACTGATGTGTCAGATGGTAGTGAAGATGGAAACATAGTTTTCTCAACAATGAAAGCTGGTACATTGACAGAAACCTTAACACTTCAATCTGGAAATGTCAATATTAATACTGGAGATTTAGCTATTGGTAACTCAAAAGGAAATTCGATTACCACAAACACAGAAGTAGCTGTTTATGGTGGTGAAGGTGGTGATGCAATATTTCAATTACTTGCAGATAACGCTGATAATACTGCTGATTTTTTTGGTATGAGACAGTTAGCATCCGGTAATTTTACTATGGGGCATCATACAGGTGGTGGATTTAATGATGCACTTGTTATTGGCCCTTACGCAAGTGGAAATAATGTTGGTATTGGAGGAGATCCATCAACGGAACTTCATGTTCAATCATCTGATAGAACAAGTTTTAGGATACAAGGTACTGCTACAAGTGACGGAGTAATATCAGATATACAATTTTTTAATGCTTCCGATAGTGTTGGTGCTATTAATATGAATCGTGTGTCTGCTGATGATCAAGCCGATATGACATTTCACACTCAAAATACATCTGGGGGCGGTGTTATTGAACGCATGAGAATAGATAGCTCTGGTAATGTTGGTATTGGAATTTCAAATCCAAGTGATTATGAAAGCTCTGCTGATAATTTAGTTGTTGGTTCAACTTCTGGTGCACAAGGTATAACTATTGTAACAGGAAATACAAGTAAAGGAAAAATACATTTTGCAGATGGTACAACAGGAGCAGAATCATATTCTGGCTATCTTTTATATGACCATAATGGTGATGCTGGTTTTCAATTTGGAGTAGCCGCAACAACAAGATTTAAAATAGATCAAAACTCCAGAATCTCACTAAGTAATAATGATAATAATACAGATAACACAGTTTTTGGTAAATCTGCTTTTAATGCTGGTTCAGATAATGGTTCAGATAACAATACAGTTTTTGGAGCTAATGCAATGGGGACAGGAGCAGTCTCTGGTGCAACTAATAATGTAGCTGTTGGCATATCTTCTTTGGAAAACATCACGTCTGGGGGACATAATGTTGCTCTTGGAGCATTGTCGTTGCAAGACCTAACAACTGCAAGTAATAATGTAGCTGTTGGTTCAAGTGCTATGCTCAATGCTACAAGTTTAACACAAAGCGTTGCAGTAGGTAGACAAGCAATGGGATTAGGTGTAGCAACAGGAAGTGGAAATGTTGCAGTTGGATATGCTTCTTTGTATGACATTACATCTGGAACTGATAATGTTGCGGTTGGTAAAGATGCTGGTCAGAATATTACATCTGGAGCACAAAATACTGTACTTGGTACAAATGCTTTGTCTACTGCAGATGGTGGTGAAGGTAACAATGTTGCTATTGGTATGAGTGCAATGATGAATGTAAACAATGACAATGCTGATGATAATATTTGTATTGGTGTAGAAGCTGGTAAAGGTGGAACTGGAAGTTTAAGAAGAAGCATTGCAATCGGTACTATTGCGTTAGATGCAACAGGAAGTAATAATGTTGAAGGTGCAGTTGCTATTGGATATGGTTCATTGAGTGGAGTAACGGATGGTCATGCTAATTGTGCTGTGGGTTTTCTTACAGGGCAAAATATTACTAGTGGAGACAACAACACTATAATAGGACATTTGGCTAATTACGCTGGTGGGAATGTACATCAAACTACAGCAGTTGGGACATCTTCTCTTGCAAATGCAACTGGGAGCAACAATACTGCATTGGGATACAATTCTGGCGATGTAATTACTTCGGGTACTTTAAATACTCTCATTGGATATGCAGCAGACC